AGACTGTCGTGCAGCGTTTACAGTAGTTGCGGCTGTGCCACCATTGGCTACGGGGAGAGTTCCTGTAACCCCCGTAGTCAACGGAAGTCCTGTCAGGTTAGTAGCTAAACCGGATGCAGGAGTTCCTAGTACCGGCGTAACGAATGTAGGGCTTGTCGCAAAAACTAATGAGCCTGATCCAGTTTCATCTGTAACAGCAGTCGCAAGGTTAGCCGAGGAAGGTGTTCCCCACCATGCAGCAACACCCGTACCCAAACTGGTAATTCCTGTACCACCATTACCAACTGGGAGGGTTCCCGTAATCTGCGAAGTAAGACTAACGCTTCCCAGGGTTCCGCCAAGCGTGAAAGTACCAGTGCTAGTAACTGGCCCACCTGTAAGCGTAATTCCATTAACCGTCCCAGTTACTGCAACAGAGGTTACCGTTCCTGTACCTGCTTCACTGGGGTTTGCTGTAAATACAGCCGCTCCAGACCCAGCTCCATCGGTATATATAAAAGCACGTTCACCATTAGCCACATTAATCGTAGCGCCTGCACCCTGTTTGATTGTAATGATCTGGCTTCCGGTAGTGGCATTTTCAATGATCCACACCTTGGAAACCGTATTAGGAGCAAGTGTCAGCTCACGGGTCGCAGTTAACGAACCAGCGGAAGTGAATTTAAGGTACATCCCTCGCACACCGTCTGCCACTCCATCTGCCATGGTAAAGGTTTCATTGGCATCCGCAGCTACCTGTTCAGTGCCATAACCAAATCCTTCACCGATAAGCTCCAGATTGGTGTTGGTGGACGTACCCCAGGTTCCATCCTCATCGCCGGTAGTGATCTCTTTAAGTCTTAAATTATTTACATAAGTAGCCATTATTCCTTCCTCACTAATTTAAGCAGCTATATCTGTCCAGTTAGGAGTTTGAGAAGGGGTTACATCTGACCATCCCGCGCTCTGAGAGGGGACTATATCCCCCCATACTAATACATTTCCTATCTGCCCTGTACCTACTACCCCCGTTACCGATACTGCCGCAGATGCGTCAATGGTAACAACCCCTAGGTATGGATTTCCTGCAACTCCTGTAACATTAACTGTCTGATTAACTATCGCAGTTGCAGTGCCTAACTGAGCAGTTCCTTCTACCCCTATTGGACGTACATTAAACGGATAATGTACCTCTACTGTACCAATGTATCCTGTTGCCTGTAGCCCGGTAGCTTCTTGAAACGCATCTCCAAAGACGCTTACTACTCCAAGATGACTACTGCCTACAACCCCGGTAACGGAAACATCCGCATTCCCGTAAACTACCGGACTTCCTAAATATGTTGTCCCTTCAACCCCCGTAACATCAATAGAAAAATCAAATTCAAGACTGACTGTTCCTACTTCGCCTGTCCCTACTACCCCGGTAACAGAGACAGTATTTCCTATGTTTACCTGAAGATAAGACTCGCCCCAGCCTCCTCTGCCAAATGCGCCTATCCCCCAACCACCAGTAGTATGCCCAGTGGCTTCAACACCAGCCACATTGATAGCTACACCTGTCCCTGTGTCTACCTGAATGTATTCCTTAGTGCCCCAACCTCCTGCACCAAATGCGTTTAGGCCCCAACCACTGTTAGCCCCCACCGCACCTGTAAGGTATGGAAGACCGGAAGCGCCGTATGGGCCAGTACCATATTTTGCCCGCCCAAACCCGGCAAGATGGATGGTAACGTCTGACATTTAAAACCTACGCGATACGTATTATCGCATTAGACGCATCAGCCGTTGGCATCACAATTTTAAAATCACCCGAACTGGAGGTTTTATCTGCTCCAAAATCCAGTACGGCAATAGTAGGGTTCGTCCCTGCGTTATACAGATAAATAAGTGCACCACGGGCAGTAATAGAAGAACTCGCCCAAGTCGAATCCGCAAAATCCAGATAAGCCGTTGTTCCTGAAGTAGTAGGATTAGTACTGATCGTCAGGGTGTTCCCCAATGCCACATACCCCGTCCCCACTACTTCATTAGTAGCTGTGTATGCCGTAGTAGCAGCACCCAAAGAAGCACTGGATGTATACAAAGCTATTTTAAATACCTGACTTGTACCACTACTAAAATCAAAACTTCCATCTAAAATATCTTTTTTAAATGCAGTGCACATCGCTTGCGTAATAGCCATTATTAATCTCCTAACTAACTGGGGTTTTGACTAGGAACCCTAAATTGTCCTGATCGGTAAGTATCCCGGCGCATTTCGTCATCACCAAGACTTCTAAGTAAAGCAAGGGCTTGAACATACATCTTTTCATAAAGAGCGACCATATCAGGTTCCCCTTTCATAAATCGTATAGCTTCCATCAAAGCACCATTTAGTAAGGCAGAATCAAATTCATCTCCTAGCCATGTAGTTGCTGCCGTTACTATAGAAGGAGGGTAATACCCATAATGCAATTCAGTTACATAAGCTGCATCTGGCGTTGGCCCCAGAATAAAAGCAGTTGTATCAAAATAACCATAATGCTGCGGTTCCCCTGTAGTAGATGAATTAGGATAAGCCTCTCGAATGAAATTAGTATCCTTATTCAGTAAAAACTGAGAATCACCACTAGAATCAGTAATAGCTAAAGAAAAAGGATAAAGTAAATCTGTAGGGAAAACTAAATACCTATTCCCCAAAGAGGTCACCCCAGCCACGTTTTTACGAAGCGCCGGTATTTGAACTGAATTATAAATCTTTTGCTCTGCCTGTTTGGTAAACATAGCATATTGGTCACTGGTGAAAGTATTTTCACAAATGTCAGCAATATTAACTTTCAGTTCGGTGTAATTCATTAATTACCCCATCGGCCCTCGACACATGGTTCCTTTTGTAGCTGCACCCACACCACGCATTTTTATGCCACTGGTTTTTACATTCTTGGTTTTATAATCCGAAATATTCACCTTGTTAGGACGAACTTTATACTCACCCTTTTTAACTTTGCTCTTTGCCATCATACTCACCTTTAAGTTGTAGTAACTGTAACTTGCCCTATAAACCCAGTTCCAACTAAGGGCCCCATTTCTGTAGCTGGTTGCAAATATGCCCTGCTTTGGGCATACCCTGTAAAATCAGGACGTGGATTTCTAATTGCTTGTGGATCATTAACTGGATACATCCCTAACATTAATTGTGGTTGCCCTGGGTTCCAACATTCAGGACACGCTAACGTTGCTGTCACTATATTTTTAACCACTAAAGGTTTAAGTTGCCTTAGCCTATATCTAAATCCACATACATCACATTCTGCAAGAGCATTACGTCCTGAAGCAAACCTATTACTCATGCCTTTACCCTTTTACCAATTTGACAAACGGGGAACCAAACGTACAGTTGCTTTTTCCCTGTCTTCCCCTGCCGCCATTCCAAACTGTTCCTCATAAACTGCTTTTAACATAGGTAATCTATCTATTAATTCTGGAGCTTTCATAGCAATGTAATACGCCAGCCCAGCAACCACCACAGGTAAAAATCGAAACGTCATGTCAGGTGTTTCAACACCACTTCCTGCATCTTCTATTCTTCGCATACGCCAATACTTAAGAACATAATAAGGAGCAGGTACAGTCCCTTGATCGGGAACAGGCCACACAGTCAACGTAGGTGCTGCCTGTAACCTGTGTATTACCACCTGAATAGGGCGGGCTTGAGTAAGTTTATTGGGAATAGAGGAATAGGTAGCAAAACTAATGCGAGAAAGATTAAGATCACTTTGGGTAGCAGCAACACCACTATTTGTACGTATTACCTGCTCCATTAAATCTATAGTGTCGGCAGGGAGTGAATACGTAGCAGTACCCTTAATAAGATCAATCGTCCCTTCATCAATCGTCCACATATTAATGCCACGATTCTGCCACTCAATCGTCATCAGATTCATGGAACGACGGGCAGTTTTCAGATCATATCCAGAACGCATCTCCCGCCCAGCACGTTCCCAAGCTTCTTCTGCTATTTCTGTAAACTCCAAATTGAAGTTAGTAGTACCGGAAGTAGCCATTATTCTCTCTTAGCGGCTTTCTTCTTAGCCCTAACTTTAGGCTTAGATGTAGTTTTTACCTTAGCTGTCGCACTTACCCCCGTAGCTTTTATAGTTGTAGACTTGGTACTCCCCAACACTTTCAACTTGTTTTTAGCATCTGCCAAGGTCATTGGCTCAAAAACTACTGCATCATGACCCCCATCTGCATTGGGAGTTCCTATTTGATGGGCTGGTGTTCCATCTGCAAACGCCCCATTCTGGAAAATTTCTAGTTTTGCCATCAGGTGCCCCTCCAACCTTTTGTTGCAATTCCCCAACCCTTTGGTGCTTTTCCTTTACTCGTAACAGTGCCACCTTTAGCATGACCACGCGATGGCCTTGGCGGTGGCGTTGACGTTGACCTTGGATCAGGCCGCCACCCCGGCCCACCTTCAGTGCCCTGTCGTCTATCTGCGTCGGTTCTAAGAGACCCACCACGTCGTTTCTTAACTACTCCACCTTCAGCATGACGATGGCCATGTGATGCCGTTGGCGTTGGCGTTGTCATCCTACGCCTCGAGGGTTTGGTACGTGCCCGACTACTACGCGCAAGAGACCCACCACGTCGTTTCTTAACT